TTACGCGGGGCAAAGGCTGTTAATACACCCCTCGAATAAGTCTGCGGAGGTATAGAAATTAAAAATGCGGCGCGGGTAGTGGTTGATCCATTTTTCGAGCTTGCGGACATCCTCGGGCGTGACCTTTTCAAGGCTCACGCCTTTGGGATAGTGGCGGCGGATCATCTTGTTTTGGTTTTCATTCGATCCGCGCTCATAGGAGCTGTACGGGTGACAGTAATATGTTTTTGTGCGCTTTCCTGTTCGGCGGCAGCTTTGCTCGATGCCGAGGTGATCGGCAAACTCTGATCCATTGTCGATTGTAATTGTCTTGAAGATCTTTGCAAAAAGGTCTGCGCCATATTTGCGCTCAATACCGTTAAGAGCCTTTACGACGCTTTCGGCGGTGTGATCTTTCATAATACGGATGATCTCATATCGGGTGTATCGCTCTGTGAGTACCAAAAAGGTTTTCTTTGTGCCTTTTTTGCCGATAACGCAATCCATTTCCCAATGACCGAAAGTATTTCGCGCGGCAATTTCTGCGGGGCGTTGTTCGATGCTTTCGCCTTTCGGAGCGCGTGCGGGTCTGACTTTATTATATTTGCGCTTGTTCTTGTTACGCTTGACGGGGAGATCCTTGTTTGTGATCGTGAGAAAAACGCCCTGCTCGATGTATCTATACAGCGTGGGCGCGGAAATGGTTGTATTAAATTCGATCCCGTCGCGCTTGATCTCGCCGAGGATCGCGCGAGGCGAGTATTTTTCCACACGGATTTTGTACTCGATGTACTGCGCGTATGCGTGGTCGGTGCCGATTTTCAGCGGTGCACCTTTGGCACGGAGGTTGGCTTGGTTTTTCTCCTCTGCGATCTCGGGACTGTACCGCATTTCGGTAGTATAGTCATAATTGAGGTGCTCATACTGTCCGCGCTTGAGTTCGCGATAGATCGTGCTGATATGTACGCCGAGCTTTTTTGCAATCACACGCGGCTCGATGCCGACTTTGCACCATGCCTCAATTTGCAATCTGTTCGTATAGGTCAAATGCTTGTACTGTCTCATAATAAAATCACTCCGTTTTATTATAAAAAAATAGAGGGAGCAAAAGCTCCCTCTTGTCATTGGTTGAGATAATTCTCGATTGCTTCTTTAATAATTTGCGCTTGCGACACTCCGTCAGTTGCACATTTTTCTCGAAATGCAGCGACCAATTCTTTGGGAAGTTGCACCGAAATACTGCTGTATACTTTTTTATTGTAACGAGCTTTTACGGCGGTTGAGGTATGCGTTTTTCTCTTGGTTTCCATAGTGTTACTTCCTCCTACAAACAGTGGTTACAAGCGATAAAGTTGCAAAGACGGCGGCAACAATAAGCAGCACTGTGCGCCATGTTCCCGTAACCGCCCATGCTATGCCCGCAGCTGCGACAGCGAGGCATATGCAAAAAACCGTTGACACTTTCATAATTTCGTGGTATATTGATTGTGCAAGGGTACTTGCCCCGAGTTTCCTCGGGGCGTTCCCTCGCGCTTACCGCTTCCGTTTTTGCTTGCGAGGCTTTTTCGGGGCGGTTTTCTTTTTGTCTGTGATCATTTTGATTATGTTCAGTATCAATGTTACTGTCATAATCGCTTTGCCGTAGACATCAAGAATCAAATCCCAATCAATACCCACGCTCTCACCTCCTTTCTGATATTATTATATCATACTACATGTAGTATGTCAATACTTTTTTGAAAATTTTTTGCATTTTTTTGCAAATATTATTTACTCAAAACATGGCAGATGCTATAATAAAAAAAACACTTACTTGGGAGGGGCATTATGAAAAAACTCAAGACATGGCAGCTCGTTTTACTTATCATTTTTTATCCCGTTGGAATTATCTATTTTATTTTTTGGTTGCTCAACCGTAGCAAGTCATCTAATAAGAATTTAGAAGTAATCAAAGAAATGTACAGCAATGTAGTTGCTACAGTTTATCCCAATGCTGACGGTTCCTCTCGGCAGACCTACATTGCACACCTTAAACAGGGTGACGACTTATTTTTCAAGCCTACTCCAACAAAGGAATACCCCGATTCTGTCGGTGTTTTTACAAAAAAAGGCGGACAAATCGGCGTGGTCAGTTATCAGACCTTAAACGAATTGCGCGGCTTGTATTCGCATAATAAGGCTTCTGTAACGGTTCACGAAATCCTACACACGGAGCGCGGGCTCGGCGTTACCATGCATATAAAAATCTACAAATAAGAAAAGGCGGAGGCTCCTTGAGTGAGCCTCCGCCTTAATTATCAGTCGTTTTCTTCGTCCGCTGTTTCGGGGATTTCTATATCGGCTGCATCGAGCACTTGATTGATTTTATCGAGGTATTCCTCTTGTGCGGCTCTAATTTCCCCAATGTTGTTTTGTATGGTATTTCTTAATAGATGCCGCGCACTCTGTCCCGGATGCTGTACCAAAGTACCGAAAGAATCTTTATACCACATGATTTTAGCGTTTTTAGGTCTTATGATATGCGGATTGGTACCAAACTCGATCCACCACGGACTCGCGTGCGAGGGCAGTTTGCCTTTTTTCTTTACCCGTTGCCATGAGTAAAAACCGATATGCAAAGTAGGCTGCCCTGTTTGTCGATCAATGAATTTCCAACTTGCAATATGATTTTTGAATCGCTTTGTATATACGGGCAAGTCGCCACGGAGTTTTTTTCTTATGACTTTTGCCGAAGCTCCGAGAGCTTCTTTTGATAGTTTCTCTATCGCTTTTTTGACCTCTTTTGAGGTATCAACAAAAGTAACCTCGGAGCCGTTTGCTTTATAAAGCGTTTTTGTATTTGCCATGGTTTGCCCCCTCTCCCTAAAATGGAAAAAGGCGGCGGCGGTTTCCCGCTGCCGCCTTTCCTTTATGCCTTGTCAATGTCTGTGTCGTCGTCTGCATCCGCATCGGTGAGCTGCGGTTTATTGGTGCCAATATAAACGCTATTATCCGTCTGCACCGCCGTAGCCTCTGTTACGGTTGTCGCTGTCTGCGTATTCTGTACGACCGTTTCGGCGTTCGCCTTGGCTTTTTCGGTTGCAGCGTTCCAAATAATGCGGGCAATGTCTACGCCCGCCTCGCCGAAGATGTACACGCAGAGGGCAAGCACGCCCTTGCCGACGAGGTCTGCCACATCCGTGGGGATGTTCTCACGAAAGAGAGCGACAAACAGCGTCGCAACGATTGCAAGAATAGCCGCCCACAACTTGCGGGAGGTCAGTTTGGTTTTCAATGTATTCATATGTATTGCTCCTTAAAAATCAATATTGAGGTTTACCGCGGGGTGGTATTCCTCTGTTTGCACACTGCTTTCTGCAGTTTGAACGGTGTCCGCGGAAGTTTGCACACTTCCGCTTTGCCCGCGCACCTTTTTTTCTGTCTTGCTATTGTCATGGTAAAAGCCGAGAATCGCAATGTCACACGCTTCTACAAAGCCGACGATCGCCGTTACATACGGAAGTGCACCCGAAAAACCCGCTGTAACCGCATCCGATGCGATTTCAAGGCATTTCCACACTACATAGACCGTAAGTGGCAACCTTGCAAAGGTATTTACCGCCGTGATGATCTTTGAGAATTGGATATGCTTTTTTCCTTTCTGCATGGTTTAGCCTCCGATCGCACCGATAGATTTCAATGCACGGTGTATAAACACGAGCATTTGCTCGCGCGTGCACGGCTCGCGCAACATAAGATTTCCGTTCTCGTCGCCGAAAACAATTCCGTTTGCTTGCGCCCACTCGATCGCATCACGCGCCCAGGGCTGCGGCTCGTTGTCCTGTACCGCGGTGGTTGTCTCGGGAGTGGTTGCAGGATCGGCGGCAGGTGCCGCAATGCTTTTTTCGCCGAGGAGGTAAGGCAAGCCGTCGATTGGCGTGCCGTCCTTTTCGATTTGAAAATGCAAATGCGCTCCGCTCGAATATCCCGTTGTACCCATGTAACCGATGCGCTGCCGTGCTGCTACGCGATCACCCTTTGCAACGCATATCGTGTCGTATTTCAAATGGAAATACTTTGTCACATATCCGTTTCCGTGGTCGATCGTTACATAATTTCCCGCCGAGTTGTTTTTGTTGACCGTGTCTTTGCCCGGCACGCTGTTTTTGACGGCGATAACAGTACCGCCTGCAAATGCCGTGATATATGCGGTGGTATTCCACCCTTTATACAGCACAATATCAACGCCATTGTGCGGTGTGTTCTCTCTGCCCGAAATAGGATCAGTGCGCGGTGCAAACGGCGAGGTAACCGTAATGCCGCCCCATTCCTCAAAAACGGGGCATTGTTCGATTTTGTATGTACTCATATAACCTCCTTTATGTAATTACTTCCCATTCTGTTACTTCCTCATGGATCTTGTCGATAAAGGAATTGCCGCCGAGCGCTTTATATGCGTTATAAAGCAGTATGAAGTTTTCAAATTCATATTGCCTAATTCGCTTTTCGTCTTTGTGCTTGTAGTATGTATGGAGCATCAAGGCACGCAACACGCAGCGGATCGCCTCGATAATGTGTTTCCATTTTTTTATTACAATAACAAAGAGCGAAAGCACAGCGGCGGCTTTGCTTAAATCGGCGAGGAAAGACACCGCCTCGCTGATCGTTTCCCATGTCATGCGTCGCCCTCCATGTTCTTGTTTTTCGGCGCAAAATACGCCTTGACCGTCTCAAACAGCGCATTGTCACGCGCGCAGCAGTCCTCAAAGATCGCACGCGAAGATTTACCGCCGCGGTACTTGGCAACGATCTCCCGACAACACTTGCTGTTTTCCTCCAACGCCGTCTCGTTATCGTTGATCTCTTTGCGCCAAACAGCACGCTGGTTCTTTGCAGCACTCCATTCCGCGTCCGTCAGCAGACCTTCCACATGCTTTTGCGCCTTGTAGTCACTATCCGCGAGACGTTTCTTATTCACGGCAATAATATGCTCTGCACGCGCCCGATCTTGGTTCGGCGCCTTCATTTCCGCATGAAATTCAGGTGAACGCAAAAAGGCGTTGTAGTTGTTGTAGTCGTCACAGTCCCTCTGCCATACCGCGCGGATCTCCTCGGATACCGTGATATGCGCATCCAGTACGCGCTGCAGCTTTGAAAACGGCTTGTGACCAAGCAGAATGCCGTTCGCAAAGTACAGGTTGTTCGAGGTTACGATATTGTACCTGCGCTTCTTTTCTCCGTGATGGAACATATCATGCGTCGCGCACCACTGTACGAGCTCACCGTCAATATTGACGATCCGATCGTTTCTGTTAGACTTTCGGATGTCCTTCGTCGTACCGCTGCTCTTGTTATAAATGCTGTGCTGTCCGTAGATCGTGAGGTATCTGCCGTCGCTGAAACTGTATGTAGAAAATTTGCGCGCATATCCGGTAACATATGCGTCTATCACTACTGCCGCAGTCATTGCGCCGTTTGCAGGGTCATAGGACTGCACAAGATCGCCTGCCCGTACATCCTCAACCGCCTTGGCCGTGCCGTCCGCCATGTTGATCGGCGTTCCTTCGATAAGACACGGCTCGTCAAGTGTCTGCTCGGTGAGCCTTACTGTTTTCCATACGGGCTCATAAGCATACATATATCCCCGCAAATATGTCTGCGAATCCAATACGCCTCCAAAAAAGAGATATCCATTGCCATATTCATCGATCCCGTTCGCCACGGTTGTGATCTCCACGATCACGCGTTCTTCCGCGTTCGCCGTTCCCTCCAACAGCGGTCTGTTTGTCATATATACAAATCGGCACTTGTATCCGCTGCTTTTCAGAATTTCTACAATGCCTTCGTACTCGATCGGTACTCTGTCGCCGTTCGAATCGCGTAGGTGTGCCAGTGACTTCGTTTCCCCTTTGCTGTTCACCTCGCCAAGATCTTCAAATTCAATGATCGGCGAATAAGCGGCTTTCTTAACAAAGCCATTCGTCGCCACCGAATCGGGTCTTCCGCCTGTCGATACACCACAGATTTCCACGGGTGCACCGCCGCCCATGCCGGCAGCATTAAAATATAGAATGCCATCCTGATACGCCGCACGAAACTCGCTCTCCGCCATACCCCCAAGTGAATCTTGTATAATGATTGCCGGATTAACAATGTCATCGTTTTCACCGAAAGCATCGCCTGTTTCAGCGGGAGCAATCTTCAACCCTTTCGCGGTGCCGTTTTCCTGTGCAACAAAATCGCCGGACGGTTCGCCCTTGATATAGTTCTCGGTCTTGGTTACGTTCTCTCCGTCATAACTATACAGCGTGTCCGTTTCCGCATCGTATCCGACAAACACACCGTCTTTGTAGTTCGCATCAACGATTCTTTCCTCGTCAACGATTTTGAAACGGAATCCTTGCCATGCGCCTGCACCGTATTCATCCGACACGCGATCGTCTAACACTTCACCAAACGTCTTATATGTATCAAACTGGCATGAGAAATCCGTACCTTCTATGCACCTTCCATTTTCCGCATTTATATAGATCGTCCGCGCAAAAGTTTCTGCAACCGCTTTCTGTGAAGCATCCTTGGCAATATACTGTTTATCGCCATCGGTCAGAATATAGTCCTTTCCATTCTTTCCTTTCGGAATGGTAAAATTCAGTTCTATGCTGCCGTCTTTTTCGGTCTTTGTAACCGCTGCCGTATCGCCGTTTTGCGCTGTTACAGTTAGTCCATTGATCTTCTTTGTTGCTTCTTTTGCTTTTGCGGTTGCGGTAATCAAAGCATTATATTCCGGAGCACTTTCTGGCGCTTTTGGATTGATTGCCGATGGCTTAACATCAATATAGAAGATCTGCGAACTCAAAAGAGATGTTCCCGCATAAAGCGCAATTTCTGCGACTGCAATGCCCGAAGTAGCGAGTATTTGAGGCGTGAGTTCTGCGAAGATAACACCGTTTGCGATTTCCACATCATTCATTACAGTATACCCGTCCGCCTTTGTAAGCTGCAAACGAGGCGTTACGCCCTCTCCAATATTGTAGATTTCGCTGCAGTGTAGTGGGGTGATCTCAATAAAACGTGTTTCTGCATCATATTGCTTTGCAAAGACGGTGATTGGTGCCGTATCTTTTCCAAAGTCAAGAGAGATTTTTTGTAAACTTTTCATTTTTGGAATCCCCCCTATGCATTAGTTTTCGACGGTGTAGCCGTCGATAAGTGCCTCCTGTTCGGCGATCTTTGCCTCAAGCTCTGCCTTTTCCTTTTCGAGGCTCTCCAAAGCGGATCCCTCGGGCTGGTTGCTGATCGTTTCGCAAAGACGCTCGTAACGTCTCTGCAAATTTGCCAGGGTAAAAAGATCGTCCGATTTGTCGTATGTTGCCTTTTGCATTTCGATTCTCTTGCCGTTTTCGTAGGTGCTGCTGATTCTTTCTGTAGTCATATTCTTTCTCCTATTCAAAAATAACGATGCCCTCGAGTGCCTCCATGGTTTCGGGCGAAATAAGTTGATCGCCCATTTCCTCAACCGTGAGCTTGATTGTTGGCAATTCGATGTTTGCATCCATGTCGCAGAGTTCTGCGCGGCGTTCGTTGTACATGTTTCTTTCTGCAATGGTCGAGAAAGATACAAAACCGCCGCTCGTGATTTTCGGGTTTCCGTTTTCATCTTTGACGGCAAACTCGCTTATGAGCTTCCGTTCCTCCTCAAGGTAAAACGAAAATTCCGCCTCGAGCTTCTTGTGCGCAGTGTAAATGTCCCTTGCGGTTGCATACGGGAGCCGTAACCGCTTCAACTCCCCGAGCGCAGGGGCGGCTTTGATGATTTTTTCGTATTTCATATATGTTCCTCCTATGTAATACTGTTTAACGCTGTCATTAGGGTTGTAAAATACCAACCACAGACTGTGCCGCCCTTTACAACTTGCGAAATGCCGGTGCCGCTTGTTATTTTGCATATAACGCAGTTTAGGGCATTAAATCGCGTTGCAGTCAGCGTTCTGCCGTCTTTGGTTGAGTCCATTTCCGCATATTCGAGCACCTCGTGCAAGGTTAATCCCGTAGCAAAACCGAAAATGTTTGTTCCTACTGCGGTATCACTATCGCCAAGGTATTCGAGAAATTCAGCCGTTTTCGCAACCATGTCATTCCACACGGTATACTTGAAGTCGCTGACGCTGCCTTTCGTTGTGATTGCTGTATATGCGGCTTTGGTGGCAGTCGCGGTCGCGCTGCTATTGCCGATTGACCATGACCAATCTTCGGGGCGATTTGACACGGTTATAGTAGCGGTGTCGATGTATAGGTCTCCATCATCATCCAAACAGTGAATTTCCGTTCCGCTTGAGGTGATAAAACCCGTGTAGATCTTAACCGTGTAAGCACCTGCGGGGACATCGTAGAAAGTCAGTGTCCCTGTCTCCGCCTCTGTAGAAGTATCTAACTCCACCACGGTTGTCTTTACTGTTTTACCCGATGAATTGACAAGGGAACAATAAATGTTGATTATTTCATCATTGGCCGTGACTTTCAGATCCCATTCAACACTAACAACGCTACTATTTACAGTCGTTGATTCGATTGTTATTTGTGGCGGCGGAATTGTAATGCTGTAATTGAAATACCAACCGCCTCCGATGTCGTCCGAAGTGCTCGAGGTGCCGTTACCGTAAAAGGCTTGTACACCAATATCGTACACTTTGCAGCATTTGCGCCCTGTTCTCGTTCTTGTAGGATCGCTGACGGTAACAGTCACATAGCTGCTTGCGGTAGAAAGCTTATCGCGGACTTTGTAATAGTCTGCATCATTAGGAGCATCCCATTTGAGAATATAACCTCGATTGATGCGAGTTGTTACAAGGTTTTTGGGGATAAGGTCATACGATGATGGCGTTGTAAATCCATTCCATGGATCTTCATAACTATCATCTTCCATGAGAATCCAAATATAATAGTACGTTCCCGGCGACAGTCCCGATATAGTGAATGGCTGGCTTCCCGATCCGTCATCTTCCGGGTAAATCATCAACGCATACTCGAGAAATTCGTCACCTAAATAGTAAGAAAACCATCCCGTGTAGCCAAATTCGTTAGACGGATCTACTATTCGCATTGTAAGCGAGGTCGGTGTGCTGCTGATAAGTTCGAGTTCTAATTGTGTTGCCATTCGATTACTCCCCGAAAACTGCAACCGCATCGGTTACGACAAGACCTGTTACACTTGCATTTGCAAAGTTCCAATTTCCTTTTGCGAAAAATGTTGTTTGAGCACCATTGTAACCTGCAAAATTATTTCCGTACACGTGGAAATTTACCGCTTGTGTGCCCTCGTCGTTTTGGTATATACCGAACATGCAGTCCGCGCTTTTTGCGGTGGATTCTTCGCTTGCACCAGGTATAAAAATACCGAAATCGCCATAATCGCCGTTCAGTCTGACGCTGTACTCGCCCTCATAACCCTTTGCATACAGAGCTGTACACATAAGGTTTTCTGTGTCAATGCGATCTGCGCTTATCGTTCCCGAGGTAACATTTCCGCCATTGATGTTTGTTTTTCCTGCAGTAGAAAGACTCGAAAAAGAAACATATCCCGATAAGTCGATTTTCTCTGCATCCAAGGTGAGCGTGCTTGAATCACCGTTGATTGCGGCAATAATGCTTGCACTGTCGATCTCGTCACCGCTACTTGTAGAAGTAACCACAAGAGAGATTTTATCGCTTAACTGCTTGATTTCCGAGGATGTGGCGAAATCGCCGATCTGCGCGGTGATTTGACTCAACAATTCCTCGTCTGCAGCCTTAAACGCCTGTGTAACGGAGGACTCGACATTTCCGAGTGCGTCTGTTACCTCTTTTTTATAGGAGGCAGAGATCGCCGAGGATTGCACGCTATCCGCTTGCAGTAAAGCTCCGTTGAGGGTACCTGCAGTGATAAACGAGGCGACGATCGCGCCGTCCATTGTCATGGCGAGCGCGTATTCGCCGTTATAGCCCTTGGAGGAGTAGCCTAAACCACTGCTATTCCACCGCCATACTTTTTTTGCGTCTGCAATGGTAGGCGCATCCATTATGAGGATCTCCTGCGGCTTTTCTGCGGGGTTTAATACCACATAGCCGCCCGCTTGTCCCGTGATAAGGTTTGTCGCGTTTAGAATGGCTTTTTTGAGTGCCTCGGAGGCTTGCGCATTGCCCTTGACAATCATACTTTCAAGCTCGGCTTTCTGACCGCTGATCGTGTCGGCAAGTGTGCTTTTCGCGTCGCCCAGGGTAACGCTGTTGTATTTTTCCTTGAGGGTATCGTAAACGGTTTTAATAACCTTTGCCGAGGCTTTTACACCAAGCGCAGGGAAATGCACTGTTACGGTGTCACAAAGCTGTACCCTCTCAAGCGGAGCAATGTTTTTGTATTCCTCCGTTTGCCATAACTGCACGAAAGAAACGGTAATGTTAATCTGCGGCACGCCGATCTCCGCCGTTTCTGCGTAGGCGGTCGCAACCTCGCGCAGCATGTCCTCCGTTATGGTTTCTCCGTCCTCAAGCTCGAAACGGTCGGAAAAGTCCATAATACAAGCTTTATAATGTCCGATGTTTTCGGCGATCGCAAGCGGTATTACGCTCTCCGAAAGATATACATAGATTTCCTCGCTTTCCCCGTCGTCACCGTCTGCGCTGTATTTTGCGTATGGCATAAGGTGGGTATAGCACTCGGAAATATTGCGTTCCTGTTTTAAGTCGGTTAGGTTTTTCCCGTAAGCAATGGAAACGCCATTGTCGGCACCCCTGTTTTCGTGTAGCTTTACGGTGAAGTTGTCAAACTCAAATTCACCACCCCACACATCGAGAATCGAGCCGCTTTGCCCGCCAAGCACGGCGCGAATGGAACAAGGCGTAGGAATAGAAATGTCGTTCAGCGCGGAAATATCGCTGTACATGGTGAAATTGCAAGGCAATGTGGCATTATCTACCGCGCGTTGCATTGCCATTAACGGCGTTGCGCTTTTTAACGAGGTATTGCGCGTTGGGACGCCGCCGAGATCATAGCTGATATGCTCAGCGGAATATGTAACCATTCCCTTGAGGGGCTTGCTTGACTTGTAGATGCGGAATAGCTGCGGCTCGCTCGTTTCGTTGGCTTTCGCCTTGATAATACATCCCTCTCCGATCTGCGCATACCATTGCCCCGTAATAGGATATTGCAGAGAGAGCTCATAGCTGCCGTTGCGTTCTTCCGTGACCAGGACTTTAACAGCATCACGCAAAAAGCCGATGCCGTTATTGCTGAAATCTGTTGTTTCTTTGGCGTATAAAATCGGGATCATAAACAGCACCACCTCGGTATGATTTCGACCTTTTCAACTGTGCCGGTGCCGTCCCACGAAATAGCATTATCCCCGGGACGCAGTGTCGGAAACGCTGCACTCGCCATTTTGCTGTTTCGGGACTCTGTACCTTTAAAAGCGTTCATAATTTCGGAGTCGATCTCGATATACTCGTCGATTTCCGTAAAAGCAAACGCCTCATTGTTGACATAAAGAGTGATTGCGCCGCTGCCCGTGATCTTGATATACGGTGCGGCTTCGTACTGTTCCGCGTTCGTGAGGACGCCCGCCTCGGTCATGGTGACAGCCTCCTGTCCCGCGAAAGAGTATTTGAACGGTTTGCAATTAAACTTTACCGAGAGCGAGCCAACCTCGCGGAGCTCCTGCTCGATATTTGCCTCCTCGCTGTAGGAGGCAAGTCTAAAATAATTCGGATCGTAACTATCCGTAAGACGGAAATAGCCTTGCTCTGCGAGGAGCCAGGCTTTGATCTGCCGTGCAAGCTCCTCAAACGATTTTTCGGTATCGTTTAATAAGGTGAGCTTGTACTGGATGTTGATATTTTTGTAGCGTCCGTTATCGGTGATAAGGTCGCCGCTGCGTCCTGGGACGCTCGTATAAGTCACATCCCGAGAGGCTCCCTTGTGGGAGCCCTTTTCGGTAATGAGTAGCGCAAACTCGAGGGAGCTGCGCCCATTGAAAGAAAAATGCGAAAATGTTGCCATTAGGTAAACACAACTTCCTTTCGTTTGATCTTTTCGGCAATCATCTCCAACAGGAGGTCAACGAGGCTTTCCACATCGTCCTCGCTGTTCGCGTTGAGATTTTCAATGTAGATCGCTTTTTCACCAAGCACAATACTTACGGTGGGGTGTCCCTCTCCGTTGGTGTCTGCCGCCGCCGAAATAGCGGTAGTGTATTCCTTGTTTTCGCCCGCGGTGAGTACGCGCTCGCCCTTGTGGAGCAGTGCGGGGTACTCGTCGTATGGTACATACTCCATACCGATGCGGAGGCGTTTTAGTTCTTTGATGTTGATACCCTTGCCGCCTACACCGGGCACCCAATCGGGTACTTTGAGTGCGTTCAGACCACGGATAAAAACATTTATGCCGTCAATGATCCAGTTGATCGGCACCTTAAAGGCGTTTTTGATACCTTCAAAAACATTCGAGAAGATCTTGACGACCGATTCCCAAGCACCTTTCCAATTTCCCGTAAAGACGTTTTTTACAAAGTCAATAATACCCGTGAAAACGCCTTTTACATTTTCAATAACAGTTTTTATATTCTCAAGTGCCTTTTTGAAGCCTCCTCCGATTGCCTCCGTTACACCCGAAAAAACTTTTTGCAATGGTGGCATAATTTTGTCAATAACGGTTCGCAACAAATTGATAAGCGGAGGCAATATTAGGTTTATAAGTTCGAGCAAAGGCTCAATTACTGCTAAAATAATTGAGCC